TGCACGTCTTTGTCTACTATATGGTATGTCAGCATTACCCGTGGGAAACAAACCCCAGATGCCATCCTCATTATGGAGACCTAGGAAGCTCTTAATGGGAGCTGCACCTGTGATCTGACCATCTGTGATATAATAATCATTAGCCCCAAATGATGTTATATCTGTGGTTGAAGAGTAATGAGCTAATCGCTCACCTTGATTGGTACTGACATACCAAAGTCTATTATCCCAGAATACAGCCGAATCCGCAGAAGTAACCCCACTAGATCCCATACCTGCGGCTGCTATATTACCCCCTGCAGCAGTCCACTTAATAGGTGCATCGTTACCTATACCATTGACTCCTATTAACGTCCCACCTGCATTAGCAGTAACCCAATACTTATCTATATGTGCTGTAATAGTAATCGAGGCTGTACGATCTGTCCATGTGCCATCTACATCCTCATAGAGCTTAGTGCCTGCAATTATAAACACCGCACTTGAAGATGCCGTAAATCTCTGTTTGCCCGTAGCTACAACAGACGGAGGACCAGACAAAGCACTAGATATGTACTTCGCTGTCCCCCGCCGAGTATTCAATGATCCTGCGTTATCCAGGTACATATTCTCAATCCTAGACAACACATTAGGTGCTAGATCAATGGCAGGGACAGAATAATTTACTGTCTGCCACGGGCCAAATTGAATACCTTCCGCTTGTATCGCCATTAGGAAGCTACCTGTAATGAGCCTTCTTGAACCACGAAACTAAATTGACCGGGCCTAGAATCTCTACGCCCCATACGGAATTTGCGATCTGAACTAAAATTACGATTGTACATTAATCCTGTTTGTACGTAGCTTTGTTTATACTGGTTTTCTTTGATCGCTCCATCAGCATCACCCTTCTCAGAATGATACAGTTCTGATATACCATGCATTATAGCCGCTTGAAACCATACAGGAGCGTATATATCATAGTCAGTAGTAAGATTAGTAGTCGTTATATCAGGCACGTTAGCTACGTATTCGTAAGTAACCGTAGCCGTGGAGTCTGGCTGAGGATACAAAGTAACCTGAGTTTCACCTACAGAGGACTCGTTCACACCACTGTAGAACAAAAACCTAGGATCGCCAGTTTCTGACCTGTCTATGTCTAGCTCGTCTATATAACTCTCAGTTACGATTTTAATCGGATTATCATTAGTTGTGTCTTTAAAATGCCTAGTATGGGCTACATCAGATGCTAGATCATACTCAGACGTACCAGAAGACGTACTAAACGTACCTTGCTTATGCCTAAATACCCAAGGCATAGACAATAACTCTGCCATTGTCATATTTGCATAATCTATAGCATTATCACGATACGTTTGATTAGTAACCGTCAAACCTGCGCGTCGTAATGCTATGTCTAATATAGTCTGTGGAGTCATAATTACTCACTCGCGGTTAGAGCCAAAGCCTCAAAATCTTCATCGTATTCAACACCCGTGCTACTTACCTGATCTCCTTCGAGCCATTTCTTCTGCCATAGTGCTACAGCACGTTCGCCTTTAAGTGCGATTGCTTCTGGAGCTACAGGCACAAAATTCTCACCGTGATACGCTTCTCCAAAAGTACGCATATTCTGGAGCGCATCAATATTACCCTTACGCCGTTTCTTAGTGACCGTTGATACACCAAGAGCTTTAGCCATAAGACTCTTAGTTTCAGCAGACGACCCCTGGATGAGCTGTACTAGTGCATCCGCGGTAAGCGCGTCTTTCGGGACAGCACTGTCCGTAACGGGTTTGGTAGTTTCAGTTAGTTTATTCATTTGGATTTAGGTTTAGTCTTACGCTTAGTAACAGTTTTTCCTGTGGACTTAGCGTAGGACTTGGCAGCTTTCTGACCTGCCTTGGAATATGAGAACTTCTTACCACCTACTTTAGGCATTTGTAAGCTCCTTAGTTAAGGTGAGGACACCGCCTCGATGCCCTCACCCTAGGATTAAGTGTTCTATACAGCGCCAAGGCGCAAGTATACACTTATATACTCACCAGTAGCGGCAATCTGAGCGCAGATGCCAATCAAAGGTTCTGTATAAGCATCTTGCAACTGACAAGCACCAGAGGTACCATCCCCAAGCGTTAAATTATCACCAATAGCAGGTACAGCAGTGCCATTAGTTTCCATTAGCACCGCAGCAACTCCAGACGTTTGAAACCATCCGTAGTAACCCGAAGTGAAAGCGACCGGGCTAACGCCAGCGACCAGCATATCAGTGGCAGTAGCACTTACCAACTTATTATATTGATTACCAGAGATAATAATATCAGAAGCGGTAGTCAAAGCAACTTTAATCGGGTCATAAAGCTCAAAGTCAACATCATTTGTTACCGTAGCAGATGTTGCGCTATTGCTCTTGATGCGGTACTGAATACCTTCGCCAACACCCGTTGTAGGAGCAGTCAATATCTGAAGATAGCCTCCTGCAAACTGATTTGCGTCTATTGACGCTATTTCAATCTGAACCTTCAACGAACCTGCGGCTGGGCTGTAATCACCCGCTGCAGCTTGTACTTTATTCGCCAACTTAACGTGACACGTAGCTGATACGTCTGTCGCAACCAAATAACCCGCAGGAATTGCAGCTGCAGTTACGCCATACCTAAAAGTACGTCCATCAGCTAGCTCTAGCTTTTCCCCTAAGGCAAACTTAGCCGTAGAAGATTCATCGTAAATACTCTGACCTGCTTTACTTCCAATTCCAGCACCACCAATACGATTAGCACCGAAGTTATGATTAAGATACGACATTTTAAATTCCTTTCCCTATGGGCAGGGCTAAACCTCCATTGGCTTGGAGGCAGGATATTAGGTTAGCGCAGTGGCGACACCATGACGCCGTGCGTTGTTGATAACAAGCTGACAACCAAACACGATATACGCAACCATCGCGAACTGATTAACAGGTTCCTTAAACGCCGTCTTCGCAAAGTTCTTACCCTGCTGTATCTTCAACTTCAGATACTTGCTGTTGATAAGATATGCATGCTGCGACGGACAATCACGATCATACTGGATCGTGGCACCACGGAAGATAGGCGAACCTGCGTCAGCTTTGCCAGTCTCACCCGCAGCTAAACGAGCATATCCAGTACCTTCGAAAAGGTTCTGCATGTCACCGAACACCGTCAAAGTAGTAAAGATATGCGAAGGCGTATCGTTACCCTCAGAGCAGCTATTCCAGACAGCACCCAAACGCTGAGTACCAACATTGATATTGCTCGAAATACTATCTACATCCGAAGACGTAGTATCAGCCTGATTCCTCCACCAAGACTCAGTAGCACGATTAATACCCATAACCGTACCGGTCGTTGGCGCATCAGCAATCAAATCCTGCAAGCCTAGAGTAGACTTACCAGTCTGTGCGCTAAAGAAAGCCGCGTTGACACTATCACGTGCAGTCAACATAGACTGCTGAGTCTTAGCTTCGAGGATCTTCTTAGCGGCATCACTCAACCGACCTTCATCACGCTCAGTCATCGAGATAGTGATAGGAGTAGCAGTATAACGCCAGGGTGCATACCCCATCGTGATACCATCAACAGCATCGGTATTAACCGTATCATATCCATCAAACCAAGTAGCCGAGTTCTTACCGTACAGCAAGTCTTCTTGAATTTCCTTGCCTCCGCCTTCGACCTCAGCATTAGCCGACAGCATTTTCAACAACGGATATTCGTCAAAAATATTATCCGTAAGACGTTTGCGCTTGGAACGCATCGTGAGAGTCCACGCCGCATCCCATGTTTCAGTGACGCTAGTAGCAGCCATAATAAATTACCTTTTAAGTAAATCCTAATTTTTTAAGCCCTGTGAGGACTTCAGTATCAGACAAATCTGCATTAGACTGTCCCATACCACCTCCTCGCGGAGCAACACTTTGTTGTGCATTACGAATTATGTTCCTAGAATTAACATTACCTTCCGATCGGCGACCAGACGCCATCTCGTATGCCGTACGTACTGTGTGAGGTTGACCGGTCTCACGGTTAGGTAATCCTCTAAGCCTAGAAATTTCTTCATGGTAATCCTTCAACGCTTCCTGGCTATGACCCGATTGGACAGCTTCCTGAATTTCTCCAGAAACTTTGTCTTCAACTCGGTTCTGTTCTCCACCGCTCAGATACTGAACATTTTGCTGAAGGTTGCCAAGTTCTTGCTGTAAGGCTTGAACCTGACCTAGTAGCGGGTTTATGACGGCATTCGCAATACCCTCGACTACTACAGCTTCATCATACCCATTGTTACCGGGAGTGAATCCAAAATTCTCTAGTACGGACGGTGATCCCTGGGCTTGCGCGTTAGGATCTTGGTTTTGTGCGTTAGGGTTTTGTGCCTGAGTTATCTGTTGCGTTGCGCCTAGTGCGTTACTGTATTGTGACGTAACATCTTCCATCTGCTTTTGCGTATCACGCATATCCATATTGGTCTTATTGACCATACCGTATATGTTACGCATAGTGCGTAATTGCGGTTTCCACTCTTCGGGGACTTCTTCCTCGCGAACAGTAGACCAGTTCACATTATACGGATCAAAACCTTCTTGGGGAGCCTCAGACTGATTAGGATCGCCCATACCTGCATCTTCCAAAAGACCCGAAGTGTCCTCTGTAAGATCGGCACCGACAATTCCTAGTTCTTCCTGTTCTGGGGCTTCTGCCATTTCGGTCATACGTTACCTCGTTACTAAGCTATCTTTGTTTGGATAGCAATGATTAAATCAGCTTGTTCCTTATTACGGGTAGCCGCTATCAATACTCCTGAAGCATCATACACCTTATAAGGACGATGCTGACCTGCGATAGTACGAATCTCGTACTTATTCAAATCCATGCTTTTTCTCCAGTTGTTTTAAGTCTTTCATATCACTAATAAACTCTGTGTCACCTGAGCCTCGTTTCTTCCGAGGAGTGTAACCTTTGCCTCCGTGATCTGGACCCTGGTATTCTTCTGGATATTCGTGAGTCTTAGAACCACCCACGTTATCCGCGGCTTCTATACAATTATACTTCTTTAGTAACTGTTGTTTATGCGAGTAACTCTCACATACCTCACCAAACCCAGGGTGGTATTTGCCGTACATACTCGGATTATGCGGATTAAACTGTGCCATTCCTACAATACGGCCATAGTGAATCTGCATCTCGGCATTACATTGCACGCACTTAGGTTTAACATCCGCTACAATGTCTAACAACTCCTCACCACATTCGCAATAATAATCATGATTAACAGCCATTAGCCCGTCATACCTCCCTTACCTGTTAAGGATGCTACATCAGCCGTAGCCGCTTGTTGAGTTTTCTGTGCATTAGACCTAACCTGACCTATGATACCTTCTTCGCTGTTTAGAAGCCTACCATCTACCGAAGGTTGACTCCCTCCCCCACCTCCCCCACTAGACATAACAGCTTGCATCATCTGTTCGTGCTGTGCAGCATGTTGCTGTACAATCTCTAATACCTGCTGTTGCTGTTGCGGTAACATCTGCTGCATTTGCGGCAACCCCATAACAACATTAGGATTCTGTTGTTCCATGTGTGCCATATGATCCATGCCTTCTTCTACTGGAGGCATCTGACCTTGTAGCATTAGACTTAGTTCTATCTGAATCAGCGCGTTAAGATCGCCATCAGAACCTTTGAATAGCTTATCTACAGAGCGTTTCCTAAAAGACTTAATCAAATCTCTAGTAACCTGAGCCTGATCAATCATAGGATTGCCCATAAGACGATCATACAACATAATCGAGTTCTCTTGTTCTAGTTCCTCAACCAGCGGATGCATAGAGCCAGCGTCTAGGTCTAAGATAAAATCAAAGTTAAAGTCTTGACTCGTAAGTACACGATACTCCATGCCCGCAGCATCCTTAGCTACATTAAGCATAAAGCTATTCGGTATATACCTTACATCCTGAAACATCCTAAACATGTTACCGACAATAGTAGTATATACATCTGCTACCTTAGACTGCATCCACTGACGGTTCAGCGACCCTTGAGATGCTATTAATGCACTCTCTGTAGCAGTCTTACGACCTTCCGAGCCACCTGCGAGATCACTTACATGTAGACTTTGTTCCTCGTAGTTACGTGCATCACCTTCGATACCTAGCTGATCATTAGGCACCTGACCCCAGTTAGCTTCTCTGATACTACTGATGTCATGCAACCCAATGACATCACCATCTTTAGCATCTCGTACGTTATCTACAAGATTAGCATTACGCTGAAGTTCAGTTTCATTAGCCCATACAACACGAGGGAACCTGCGTAGAATATCCACACGCCGACTCATCGACTCTACAATAACATTCTGTAGATCCTCGATATACTTCATAGGAGGTTCTGGAAAATACGAACTCTCCACAGTATCAAACTTAATAGGAATATACTGAAAGCCCTTAGACATAATAAACCCAGGAGCTTCATTGAGTCCTATTAGAGTCTCGCCTTCGTATTCTGCACGGGTCTTAACAAAAGGATGAGTCTCAGAATGTATCTCTTTTTCGTGACCATCTAAGAACGTGATAAGTTTACGATTCAACCTATCGTGGACCTCGTATAATACTACTATGTCACGTTCGGCTTTAGCTCCCTGGACATTCTCATCGCCATCATCGGCATCGTACTCATCGCCATAGTTGAGCAACACAGAGTCCGAGGAGTTCGGAGTATCTGAAGACCCCATAAAATCCTTGGGAATCTTATACCTAGAGTCATCTTTTAGTATATCAAACGGGACTTCGATACGTTCAATTATATACTCAGCGTAGCCTAAGTTCTGAGGCGGACACTTAGGATCTACAAACACATTAAAGGGCCTGACACGCATTACACACGGGAAGTCATCTTTGAATGCATCGTTTGTGACATAGGGAGGCATAGAGTCATCCCCTGATGGGTTATATCCCATCTTGACCCATCCTACACCACAAAACAACGCATCAAACATAGCTTGATGTATCTCAGCTTTAGCATTCATGAGATCCAAGGCGGCATTACCAGCTCGTTCCATAATCAACGATATAGCGTCTAGCTCACCTGCCATACGTTCTGCATTAGGCTTAGCATTAACAAACACCTCAGGGTAATGAAATGCCACAGACGATAAGATCTGCCT